CTATGAGCGCAATGTCAGATTATCTTGAGAATGAAATTCTTGACCACATTCTCGCCACAGCAAGTTACACAGCACCAGCCACGGTGTATGTTGGCCTGTCAACCGGATCATTTGGTGACGACAATTCCGGTACTGAACTGTCCGGCTCTGGATATGGACGTGTGGCGGCCAGTTTTGGCGTAGCGGCATCTGGCACAGCCAGTAACGATGCGGCGGTTGAATTTTCTGCCGCGACTGGCGACTGGGGTACGGTCAGCCACTTTGGTATCTTTGACGCAAGTACATCAGGTAATCTCTTGATCCACGGTTCATTCACTGCATCAAAGGTTATTGCTAACGGCGATATCCTGCGGATTCAGACAGGTGATCTGGACGTATCAGCCGACTAAAGGGGTAGGGCATGGCCACAACCCTTGAACAACTTGACAGCTTTGGGGACATGGATTCCCTCGATGCGTATGGTACGCTTGAGGACTTAGATAATCTTGGCATCAAAGAGGTTGACGCGGCTGTTTTACTTGCCCTCACAGCGGCCTCAGTTGCTACTAGGCTACAAACAATAGCGGCATCGGTTAACGCCTCTGTAACAGCCTCTAATGCGGCCACAAGGGTAAGAACGAATAGCGCGTCAGTAACTGGTGCGGCTTCCTTCTCAGCGGTTATAACACCTGTTAGAACAGTATCATCATCTATATCTGTGTCGGTGACTGATAACGCTGTGGTGACACGAGTACAACAGCCTGACGGAACGGCTAATATTGCCCTGACAGTGACAGCGATTGGTAAATTTGTTACTAATGCACAGGCCGCGCCAAGTTTTGCTATGTCAGCATCTAGTGGCGTTAACGCTACATTTGCTTATGGTGGCACAGCATCTGGTGCTTTTACAGCAACGATGACTGGGGCTATACTTGGCGAGGAATGGTCGGATGCGGCAATAGGCGGTGAAGAATGGACAAATATCGGGTTTGGCTCTGAGGTCTGGGCTAACGTATCAGTTGGCAGTGAGGTTTGGTTAGTACAATGATTACATTCGGCGAATGGCTACCTGATCAGCCAGATATGAACAACGCTATTGTGACGGCTAACAACGTCATCCCTGCGGCTAATGGCTACCGATCATTGCCATCATTCACACAGTTATCAACGTCTGCCAGCAATACGCTTTTGGGCATTTATTCGGCAAAGGCTGACGATGCAACCATTAGTTTATTTGCTGGTGATTCTACTCGCCTCTATGAGTTCAACACTGGCACTAGCGGCCTAGATGATGTGTCTAATGGCACTTACAGCTTAGAGGGCAAGGAACGCTGGAAATTTGTGCAATACGGAAATGATGTTATTGTTGCAGGTGGGACTGGCGAAGAATTACAGTATTGGGACTTGGCGACATCTACGCAGTTTGCAACGCTTTCAACAGACGCGCCAAAGGCTGATTACATTGCTGTTGTGCGTGACTTCATCTTTACCGCTAATATTGATGAGGGTTCTGGCCGGAAGCCTTATCGTGTCAAGTGGTCGGGGTTTGATAGTGCTACCGACTGGACGGCTGGCACAAACCAATCTGACTTTCAAGATATCCCAGATGCAGGGGCTATTCAGGGCATTGTCGGCGGTGAATTTGCCACCATCTTTATGGAAAAGGCTATTGTTCGCGCCACTTACACTGGTCTGCCGCTTGTGTTCCAGTTCGACAAGGTTGAGCCTAATCGCGGATGTAAGATCGCTGGCTCTATCTGCAATATTGGCCAGCTATCATTCTATTACTCAGATTCCGGTTTTTATATGTGGGATGGTCAGCAGTCTAAGCCCATTGGTCAGGAAAAGGTGGATGATTTCTTTAATACGGACTGCGACTTTAGCTATATCAACAAAATTACATCCGCAGTTGACCCTATCCGGCAGATAGCGGTCTGGTCGTATGTATCAACATCTAATACTGGCACTACGCCTGACAAGCTACTCATCTATAATTACTACCTAGACAGATGGTCTAGCGCAGATGTTGACAGTGATCTTGTCGCGCCATTCTTTACCGCTAGTTACAGCCTAGAAGACCTAGACAATGTCAGCACTAATCTGGACACCATACCAGCAAGCCTAGACAGCAGTTTCTGGCTTGGCGGTGAGTTTTATCTGGGCGGTGCGTTGGCTGATCAAATGTATGTGTTCTCAGGTGCGGTATTAGACGGCACTGTTGAGACTGGTGAGTTGCCGTTAGCGGCTGGCAAGCATAATCTTGTTACTCGCATTTATCCTTACTATGACGGCGGCTCTGTGACATTACAGGTCGGCACAAGGGATGCGTTATCTGACAGTGTTACCTTCACAAGTGCAGTGTCACCTAATACAGACAATTTCGCTAATTTCCGCGCACAGGGTCGGTATCATCGCCTGAGAATGAACATCACAGGTGAATGGGACTTGGCTCAGGGCATTGATGTAGAGGCTAGGGAGATCGGGCGCAGATGACAATACGCCAAAGGCAGACTAACTTTAGCAGACTAAACCCAGTCACAGCCACTACGCGAGAAATCGCAGAGGTGCTTAATCGTACTATCGAGGGTGGTCTAAACAGTGTTGGTTATGCCACACTTGCCGCTAATGTGACTGAGACAACGGTTGAAGACCCACGTTATAATGTGGAAAGCATAGTGTTCTTTACAGGCTATAATCATGATATTGAGCATCATGCACCGTATGTGAAGGACACCAGCACAAATGGAAACATGGTCATTGGACACTCAAATAATGGACACACTGCACCAGTCGCATATCTCATTATTGGATGAGTGGCAGAGATGCCAGCACTGGATTGAGGCGGCACTGCCCTATGCAAGTAACAGCCACAGGATCAATGACGTGTGGCTGGCGATACAGAATGGCAAGGCACAGTTTTTTCCTAGAGAAAAGTGTGCTATTGTAACGGAGATAGTTGACTATCCACGCAGAAGCGTTTGCCGCATATGGTTAGCTGGTGGCGATTTGGATGAGTTAATAGAGGCCGAAAAAGACATTGCTCAGTGGGCTAGATCAATCGGCTGTAACGGTATGGAAATTATTGGCCGTAAGGGTTGGAAACGTAAGTTAATGGACTATCAATCGCAGTCCACAGTTTTTGTGAAGGAACTATGATATGAGCAAGGGTGGCGGTTCAACCAGAACCATTACATCATCAACAGCCGCGCCAGCGTACGCACAGCCGTTCTTAGAGTACGGTCTGTCAGAAGCACAGCGGATATATGAATCACCTACTCCGCAATACTACCCAGAAAGCACCGTTGTCGGCTTCTCACCAGAAACGCAGATGGCAATGGGCGGTATGCGTCAACAGGCTATTGCTGGTAGTCCATTCATCCCAGCCACACAAAATGTAGTAATGCAGAACCTGATGGGAACTAACCCATTACAGTCTGCGGCGTTTAGACCAGTGGTCGAGCAAGTGCAGTCACAGGCCGCGAAAGCAGGTCGTTACGGCTCTGGCTATCAGCAAGCGGCGGTAGCACAAGCCCTTGCCCCATATGCTTATCAGGCACAGCAAGCCGCTATCCAGCAAGCACCAGCGGCACGTCAGTTTGGCTTTGCTGATTATGGCACACTTGGTGAGATTGGCGCGCTTCGTGAGGCACAGGCTGGCGCAGAACTAGCGGCAGATATCGAGCGTTTCCAGTTTGAGCAAGCCAGACCATCTGCAAAACTAGCTGATTACTTAGCAATGGTGCAAGGCGGCACTATTGGCGGCGAGACAATCACGCCACAATTTAGACAGCCATTAGCTGGCGCATTAGGCGGTGGCTTGGCTGGAGCGCAACTAGGTCAGGCGTTTGGTGCAACAGGTATGGGTGTTGCCCCATATGCTATCGGCGGCGGTTTATTAGGGATGATGGGCTAATGGCAATCACATATCCATACATAGGCACTAACCCACGTCCACTGATCCCTGCTGGGAAAACTCCACAGCAAAGGCATCAATCAGCTATTGGTCTTGGTTATATTGACCCATTTGCCACCAGCACAATGATGCCATCCTCGCCTATGGCTAGAACAAACTATTTAGAGCCTACAATGGCGGCTATCCAACAAAAAATTCCACAGCGCGAAGCATTTGCTGGTGTACCCTTTCCACGCCCAACAATGCTACCACAGCAGGGTGTGCCTCTGCCACAGCCACGCCCAGCAGGGATGCCACAAACACGGCCTAGTGGATTAGACCAGTTAAGAGCCGCACAGTTACGATTGCCAGAACGAGGCACACCGCAAGGTGCTGGGTTATCAGCGGCGGCACAACAGCTATTAGCGGCATCAGGCTACACCGACAAGCCACTTAGCATGGGTCAAATACTAGGCTCTGCTGGCGCGGCTTACACAGAGGCTGAACAAGCGGCTCGTGATCGTGCAGAGGAAAAACGCCGTCAAGACTTGGCTGACCAGCTTGCGCTGTCTAGATTCCAACTTGACGTGCAAACAGCGATGAAACCGAAAGACCCAACTAAGCCACAAGTTGAAACATTCTATGATCAGTCAAGTGGACTGCCTTATAAAGCGCAATACAATCCAGCCACGCAAAGTTGGGATAAGGTTGGCGGTGTCAAAATTAGTGATTTTGAGCAAACCACTATTGATCCTGTAACTGGTAAGGTCACTATAACTAAGGGAACTGGAGAAGCACCATCTCTTGAGCCGACAGTCAAAAAGAATTTGCAAAACTCTATTCAGCAAGCTGACAAGAGCCTGACTATATTAAATACTGTGGCTGATTTATACGAACCAGAAATGTCACAGCTTGGGAGTAGGTTTAGCCTCGCTCTTGCCAATTTTCAAAGTGGTTTAGGTATACCATTGTCACAACAAGAACAAGCCGAACTAAACAATTTCTTGCAAGCGTCAGCAACTGCAAGCCAAGAATTTAACGAAACCTTGCAACGGATGTCTGGTGCGGCTGTCACGGACAGCGAATCTGAAAGATTTAAGCCAGTATTAATTAATATTGGAAGCGTGGACAATCCATTCTCAGGTGACTCTCCTGCTGAAATACAGGCGAAGCTATCAACCCAAAGAAGCGTTATCTTGTCCAGTAAAATTAGGGCAAGTGCCTTACTATCCGAGGATAAATTAATCACAGACGATATGGCAACTATGTATCCTCTTTCTGTTTCAGTGACTGATGCAAATGGCGAAAACAAACGCTCCTTCTTTATTATTGATGAATATAATTCTGCTAAGAACGATGATCCTAAATTGACTGACGCACAATTTATGGAGATGTGGGCTGAAACTGTTAAAACAGCTAGAGCAAATGAAGCGGCTAAAAAGGACTAGTTATGAGCAGTGTACTTAATTACCAGTCAACAAGTGGCGCACCAAAAGCAGACACTGAAACAACTGAGCCTAAAAAGCCAGCCACACTGGATGACCTACTGGCACAACAGCCGGAGGGCGGTTATCTAATGCAGGGTATGCGTGACTTGGCTGATCTTGGTTACGCCACACAGCGTGGCATCGTCAAGGGCGGCATATCTGTTCCGGCTGTAACTGGCGAGGTTGAGCGACTAGCAAGAATGGGTATGCGCGGTATTGGCATTGACGTATCGCCTGATCCATTTCTTTACGGCATGGAAGAATACCAGTCATTGATACCATCGCTTGCTACTGAAGCGGAAACTGCCACTGGGCGCATTGCTGAAACAGGTTTGGAGTACGGCGTTAGTGCGGCTATTCCAATGGGATTACCAGCAAAAACCGCTAAAGCTGTAGGCACAGTCGGCGGTGGTATTATGGATTTCTTGAAGCGAGGTGGTTTAGCTGGGATGGCACGGACACCACGCACACCAGCTCCTGCTGTAACAACTGCACCAACTGTTGCAAGTGAGGCGTTGAAGACAGGTAAGTTATTTGGCGGTATTGGTACTGCCGCTGGTCTGGCTGGTGAGGTAGGCGGCCAGATGGCTGAAACTGGAACAGGTCTTGGTTTAACTGGCGCAACTATTCTAGGCAGTATGTTAAGACGTTCTCCAGCAGGGATGCTTAAAGGCATCACTGAAAGATTGTCACCGGAAGACATTGAACGTGCTAGATTGTTGCAGGAAACGTCACAGCGTTTAGGTGTGCCATTGTCATCCTTTGAAACGCTTGACCAACAGCAGTTAAGAGAGGTTGCTGATTACGTTGCACGACAGCCTGAAGGTCAAGGTTTACTAGAGTTCCTTGCTACTCGTGGCGAGGCAGTGCCTGAAGTTATTAGCAAGCAAATTGATACTATTCAAAGAACATCTAAAACTAAGCCAGCTATTGCAGATGCGGCAAGAAAGGCGGCTGATGAATATATTGAAGCCGCTAGAGGCAATGTCACTGCCGCTACTACCAATCTTTATGAAGCGGCTAAAACACAAAGCATTGAGCCTAAACTTGTCAGTGACATCGTTGCAGATTTACGCTCTAAGAAGGCTACTGTCGGCAAGGATACAGCCAGAGAGATAGATAACTTGATAGGACGCTTGACTATTAAGGGTGGTAAACCGCAAACAAATATTGGCGTTTTGCATGATGAGCTAAAGGCATATGATGCTATCATGGACATGCCAGCAATGACAACTGCGGATTCTGCTAGAAAGTCTGCGGCGGCTAACTTACGCAATCCCCTAAATAAATTGCGTGATGCTCTAAACACTAACCCAGAGCAAATGGCGGCAAATGCAGTATTCCAGCAAGGGCT